AAACCGCCGTGACATTCGACGCCTGCCCAATGCGATGGGTGCGGTCTTCAGCCTGAATGGCATCTCCCGGTGTCCACGGGCGATCCACGAGAATCACAGTGTCAGCGGCAGTCAGGGTCAGCCCCACGCCTCCCGCCTTGACCGTGCCGACAAACACCTTGGCAGTGCCTGCCTGAAACTGATCCACTAGGCCTCCACGATCCTTCTGAGGGGTCGCCCCGGTGAGTTTGACCGTGGGGATGCCCTTTGCCTCAAGAGCGGCGACAATGCGCCCCACAGAGGCTTCAAACTCGGTAAACACGACAGCCTGACGACCTTCCTCGACCACCTCTTCCGCAAGCTCGACAGCGGTCTCAACCTTGCCAATGGAACCAGCATGGCGAAGCTGAGTAAGCTCGACAAGAGCCTCCCCTCCGGTCATGATCTCACCCTTGCGGAGACGCTCGCGATAGCTCGTCACGAGGTGGCGCAGGGTAGCCTGATACTCAGCGGCAGCGGAGTCACTCATTTCCGCCTTACGAACGACACGGGTCTTTTCGGGAAGGTCAAGGCAGTCCTTCTTCATACGGCGAAGAATGTCTTCCTTGGTAAGCGTATGAAGCTCATCGAGATGAGCCGCTCCGCTCACGTCCCAACGTGACCAGCGGGTAGGGCCAGCGGCGCAGTAACGCTGCTCAAACGCCTTGCGATTCTTGCTCAGAGGGTGTTCAATGGCGAGCAGCAGCGGGAACAGATTTGCGGGGCGACCGTTCTTGATCGGGGTTCCGGTCAGGAGCATGACACCTTCGCAAAAGGGGCTGGCGACCAGCTTGAGCATAGCCTCAGTCCTCTTCGACGTGAGCGACTGATAGTCATGGGCTTCATCGACAATCAGCACAAAAGGCTTGGTAGGAGCCTGAGGAATGCGGCTAACGTGATTGCTGTAGATCTCGATCTCAGTGCCCACCACTGCCGCGTCACGACGCCAAGCGGTGTCATGGAGGCTGATCCGCGCAAGAACGAAGATCGAGCATCCAAGAGCCTTCTGGAAGGCTTTAGCGGCTACTAGAGCGGTCGTCGTCTTGCCAAGCCCCATGTCATCGGCAAGGATCAACTTATGAGCGTTGAGAATACGCAGGACGCCTTCCTGCTGGTGCTTGTACAGAATACGACCAGAAGGAAGGGGCTGGTTCAGGTCTTCAACGGCAGCGATGAGCGACTCAGTCTTCGCCTTACGGGCGGCAGCTTCCGCACTCTCTTCTGCCTGCTTCACGGCCTTCTGAGCCTCAAACTCAGCCAGCTTAGACTGCACTGAGGCGTCAAGCTGAAACTCAGGAAACGCTTCCTGCACATCGGCAAGAGCAGCGAACGGGAACACCCACGCCTTCTTGACTCCATCCCAGCGGGAAACCTTGAACCACTTGGACTTCAGGGCACGGCACACGGCAACATAGGTCTCGTCATACGGGAACTTAACGTACAGGGTGGTGCCTTCAAGGCTCACCGTCCCGGCAACATGACCGGCAGGGACAGACGCAGCGCGGTCAGCCGTTTCAAGGGCATCCCACTCCTGATTGAGGGCAGTGTAGTCAGGCAGCTTAATGCCTCGCGACTCAAGCTGCTTGCCGTACTTGACAATCATCTTAAGTGCTGCAAACGCCTGCTTGCGCGTCAGCGGGAACTTCTGCTCCGCAAGCTGGTGCCCAAACTGAGCGTCATACTTGTTAAACCCGCTGCCGTCTACCGTGGCGGCATAGTTGCACACACCGGCAAGAGCGCAAAGCGCATCCTTCACCTGAGCGGCTCCGTTGGTCTTCTCTGTCGCAGTGTTCATTCGTTCGTTCCTCTCTCTTAGTGTGAGAGAATCATAGCACTAGCTCAGAAGAATGTCAATAGGCTCTTTACTATTATTCTGAAATAGTGGGGATTCCTAGTATCTCCTTGATTGCATTCTGGTTATGGGTCTCCCCTTCGTTAAACCCCAGCATATAAGCCTGCTGGATCAGGTCAAGAAACCCATCTGTTGTTGCCTTACTTGTAGCAGGGTCAATCAGAGGCTCACCTGACCATACGTGCATTGTCATATCCTCCCCAGTCACGATATAGGTACAGGTGCAGTCAGTGTCAAGTGTAGCCGACACCTCCATGCTATCCCTATTCCTTGGTGAAGGATAGGATTTCGAGACAGTTTTAGTTCTGACTCTCTTCCTCTTCATGGACTCCCTCCTCCGTTTCCTCTTCTCCCGGCTCGTCGTCAAACGGCTCAGGCTCGCGCCTGCCGTCCTTGTACCAAGGAACAGGCTTGTCTTTCGTATCGTAGAACTTTACCATACTTTATGCCTTCCAGTCAAGAGGCATAATGTCATCCCAATACTCAGGCGTGTGATTCTCCACAAAGTACGCGTAGTCAGTGGAATCCGCGTCCTCGTCGTCAAACACGACGCAAACCTCCCGGTAAGCTCCGAAGTCATGAGGGAAGGTCTTGACAACAAACCGCGCTTTATCAGGGCAGTTCACAAACTTCGCCTCAAGCATCCCCTTGAATGCGTTGCACTCCTTTTTGGACGCCTCGTCATAGTCACCGTTGCCTACCTGAGCACACGATTCACCAGCAGGGGTAGCGCCAATCGTAAGATAGTCTCTCATGCGTCTCTCCTTAACTTGAAATTAGTGTACACTACATTGCGCTAAAGCGCAAGAACTATTTTCAGAAGTTCCATGCCGCCATTTCGGACTTTCCAAAGAAGTCAAGGATGCGCTCCCCAATATAACGGGCAGCATCATCCGCCTTGCCACATCCGAAAAACTTAGTGTTCCTGTAATCCTCATCGGTGAAATAATCAACCGTGACCTCATTGAACGGGCGCTCTCCATCATGCTCCATCACAACGATGGAGTCGGAGCTACGGTGCTCTGCAACGGTCAGTACACGGGCAACAGGCTTATCCTTTTCAACCTTACCGAAAGTGTCTACAATGAAAGCGAACCCTGCCTCCCGGCAGTTGTAAAACGTCTTCACCTGTACCCTAGGGCAACACAGGGTGCTGTCCTGATGCTGAAGAAACTTGTACCCCACCACTCTACGGTACACGTCCCATGCCTGCGTATTCAGGCCCAACCCCTCGTCAATCGAGACAATGCGAGAGTCAGGGAACTTGAACCCGTCCTCAGTGAAGCCTTCCTTTGCCTTGCTCATTTGTGTCTTCCCTTTCTTGAAATACAATAGCACACTAGACTATAGGTGTCAATCACCTTGGAACTTCTTTTTCAGCCTCTCGTACTCTTTACGCTCATACTCAGCTTTACGCTGGGCAATAATTGCGTTTTTCTTCTTGACTTTATCCCGCTCTTTCTTTTCCTTTAAAAGACGTGCCTCCCGCTGCGACTCTGACTCAGGGGCATGAGCATACATGAACAGAGTAGTATACACTGATTCTTCTGTAGTTTCAATAGAGAAATGAGTAGCCCCGTCGTTCTTGAGCAGCGTCAGCCGGTCAATAAGCCAGTCAATGGAATAGGTAGTGTCAGAGTCATACATCTCTTGACTACCCTTGACCTTGAGCAAATTAGTGCTATTCAGTCTCATCATCGTCCTCTTCCCACGTGGAGTCATCGGCTTCCTCGTCAAACAGCATTTCGATCTTGACAACCTCCCCTTTGGGGTTAGTGGTAATGTCAATCGGGTAGACCCCGTCACCCCATCCCGTCGAGGACGCGAACCCCTGCACCTCATGAGTACCAACGTCCACAGGGAAGGCACCAGCCTGCTCCAGTGTATCGTTAGTAGCACGGCAAGCGGAGTCATACGGCAGTCCCGTAGCCTTGCCGTCAAGGTCAAAATCATCCTCATAGATGTAGCACGGGTCAGACACAACAAACTCACCACGCAGGGCACGGTTCCCGTAGGGGTTGAACTTAATGGACACTCCCGTGACACGACCCTTTTCGGTCGTCACGTTAATGTCACACTTGCCCTCGAAAGCACCCCGCAACACGGGCGACGACACATGCTTATCCTTGGAAGGCTGGAATCCAGCCGGGACAGGGCAAACCGCCATCTGACCGGAATCAACCGCAAGATTATATCTAGTTTCGCTCATAGGTTCCTCTTTCTCTCTCTAGAGTGACAACAGTAGATCCATTAGTGCCTCTTCAGGGGTCAGGCCATAGGCCTCAGTCCCTGAGAACGGATGTGTTGCAATGAAGCAAAGACCATCCTCGCTCTCCTGTATATCAATGTCCGTATCGTGATCGTCGGTGAAGCTCATCTCGTATTGCATGAGTGGAGTATGCCATACTTCGGGTATCGTGTCAAGCCCCTAACTCAAAAATTCTACAATCAAGATGTGCTGATCTTTCCCCAGCTTCGCAACGCAAGCCTTCATTGGCTTGATCTCCTCCACATAGGTATCCCTGTAGTGAAGTGCCTCGTCATGCGAAGCAAATGCTATAGGTTCACCGTTTCTGGCGGCAACCTTGAACTCATCTTTACCTCTACGTCTAATGATTGTGGTTTCGTACATGGACTACAGAGTACACTAGGAATGAGTTAGAGTCAAGAACTATTTTTCATCTACCAGCACTTTATGCTTAACTAGCAGTGCCTTCAGGTCGTTAGCCAAAGAGGCCAAAGCATCGTCACCCATCTGACTGTCACTCAGTAGATAGGTCTGATTCTGCTCAACGTTGATAGCTCCACTGCTAACCGTCAGGTCTACGGCAATGCCAGACTTGCGGTGCATGAGGATAGAAAACAGAATGGTCTTCATGAGCTTAACATGAAGACCATCCTTGTGTCAATAGCCTACATCTGACTACTTGTCCCAATCTGTAAGAATCTTGTACCCACCCCAGACAATAACTACAGGAATCAAAATAGGAGCCGCTACGCAAAACATAACCACTGAAGCAGCGGCTAGGAGCAACATGCCCACCATCCCTGCCAATACGGCCCATGCGGTTACTTCCCCGGCTGGGCCTGCTGCTGACTTAAAAACCTCTCCTACCGAATCAGATGATATGTCTTTCAATTTCATGCTCACAGTATGCACCTCTATGTAACAAAAGTCAAGAACAATCTTCGACTTCTTGGCCCAGTGCCTCAGCCTCCGCAAGCTGTTCTGGGGTCATATCCATGATAACCCTAAGCAGGCCAACACGATAGCGGTTGAAGAACCACAACAGAGTCCTTCGCACCTCTGTCTTCTCGCGAAACCACGGGCGGGAATAGTACGCACTGAGGTCAGGCATCCGGCGCTTGAGCATGACCGCAAGTGCATACAAAGAAGGGACATAGTAGCCTTCAAACAGGTGCGAGAGGACATGCCCAAGGTCACCAGTTGCCATTTTTGGGTGCTGGAGGCCGAAGAGGCAGTACCAGCAGTCGCCAGAGGACGGGGCGACGATCTCACGGGACACAAACTCATCCACGTAAGCCTTGACTTTCTTGTTCAAGTGCTTGAGGTGGGGCTTAGCCTCTTCCTCCGTTTTAAGGGAAGAAAGAACTACACCGCACCCGTTGATGATCATCCCATCCTCGTAAAGGTACGTCTTACCTGTCGTATCAGTGACGTACCACACCCCGCCTTTCGTGAAGATGCGAGCAGGGGAGTAATCATTGATACGTGCTTTGGTCGTTGACGTATACCACCCTCCCGTGTTAAGCACGTATTCCGTGCATTCAGCAGGCTTTAGGGTGACGATATCCGTCTCATGGAGGCGGATGACATAGTCATCCCCTTCCTTGCGGAGGTAGGTGTGGTTTGCAAGTTTTTTGGTTTTACGGTTGCCAAGAATAACGGCGGCGTCTAGGTAGGTCGGAATCATGTTTTCTCCTTAAGTTACAGGAGAATGATAAACCATGTTTTTTGTTTTGTC